TTAAAAGATGAGGAGTGACGTACACCGTATTCATCGTAGTCGTCGCTACTAAACGGTTTAGCTTTTTTTTCCTTAGCAGCTTTCTTCATTGGCTCTTTCTTGTCGCCATCTTTGTCCATATCTAAGAAGTCTGGTTTGGCAGATTCGTTAAATTTAGCAAATTTACCTGCTAGGCTTTTAACAGCATTCATAATAGAACCTTTGGGCTCTACATTTTCATATACTGGTGTTTGTTTAACGCTTTCATTTAGCTGTTCGGCGTTTGCGTTGTCTTTTAGGCCTTTCATTACACCTAAAATATTATACATTCTCATGTCGCTCATTTTATGCTCGTCCTTTATTTGCAGTTGGGATCTTATTTTGTTTGCTACCTACCGGACTTACTTGTCCTTGAGCAACATCATTGGTAGTTTTACCGTATGCTGGATCTTTGGCTCCGCCAATGGTTTTGTCAGTGCCGTCAATTTCAAACTTAGCTGGTTTTTCTAATTCTTTAAGAATTGTACCTGCGTCGCTGTAGAACTTGCTAGCGGCTTTTTGATCTTCTGACGCTTCTGGCAAAGGTTGTGTTAACACATCTTCACCTTTCTTAAATTCACGTAATTCACTTTGGCCATCAATGTTCCAGCGCCAAATTTCTTCTGGATTGTTTTTAGCTACAACCACAACCTGTGATTGCGGGCAACCTAAACGTTCAGCAACGATAGCACGTAATTGAGCATCGTTTACTGGATATTTAAGACTAGCATCCATTAAAAAGATTTCGCAGTTTTGAATACTTGGGAAATCAATGTCGTTAGCTTTGATTGGTAGATGTTTGATTGCACCTAAGCTCTCAACTTCGTAACCAGCTAATCCTATTTTTAGTCCGTCTAGCTTGTCTGCGGGATCGCAGTTGGCCACTTTAATACGGAATTCATAAATTTTTTGGTTTTCACCAAGATATTGTAAAAAGTTTTTCATAATTGTAAAAGATCCACTATAGTGTTATTTATCAAGAACACTATGTTTTTTTGTTAAGTAGTTGCTTAAGTAGTTCGTTACGGTCAATAACTACACCTTGCCCGTCTTCTGCATCAATGAGCTTATCACCGTCTGTTTTCTTACTTGCTTGGTCAATTTGCCAGTCTAAACGAGCTTTTTTCAGCTGTAAATCAATCATTCTGAGCTTTTTATCTAACTTGGCTTGTTTAGCTGTAATAGCATGTCCTAAGAGCGTACCTGCTGTTGCAAGTATATGTCCGCTGAAACGTGCTTCTACGTTCATGCCTAGATCGATTAAGTCGTTAAACTTATCTTTAGCAAGATCACTTAGCTCATCTAGTTCTTTATCACTGGTGTCCAAGTCGCTGACCATTGGTAGTGCAGCATCGATCTTGTCAATGGCAAGATCAACAGCTTCAATCATCTCGCGATTTTCTTCAATGGTATATTCTGCAGCTTCGGCAGTGACATCATCGGTTAGTGGTAGATTAAATAATTCTGATAGTTTTTGTGTCATAGTAATACTATTTACACTAGAGATTAACGTTTAAGATTTTTAAATATGTCGTGTTCTGTTACCACACGAAAACGCATGTTATTAGCTTTACACCAAGCATCTGCAGCGGCCCACTTGGCCATGTTAATTGCCACGCTGTATTTGTCTTTAACTGACCTAGCACTTTCCATAGTAGTCTGCGCCAGGGGTTTAATTTCTACTACTTCTACGTGTCGTTTTTTACCTGCGTCTTGATATACTATAACAAAATCTGGTACATAGATAGTTTGTTTGCCCAGTACAGGATTGTAATAAGGTATTTGTATACTTTCGCTGGCCCACTGTGTAACTGCTGGATTATTATCACAAAAGTTCATAAATGCAAATTCCCAACTGCTACGGTACGTAGGAACTTTCTTTCCTATATACTTTTCTGCATTCTTAATTGTAAATTTACCGTTAGCGTACTTGGCCATTATGCTAAGATCATTCGTTCTACATATGGACTAGTTCTAGGACTGTTACTAATACCTAATAGGCTAGTGCCAACTCTGTTTAAATTAAGCAACATTATTAGATAGGCATCTAATTCTGTTACATAGGCATAGGCTGTACTAGGTCCTGGTTTAGCATACTGTTTAGTTCCAGTAGTCCAGGTACCTGTTTGGCTGTCAAACACATAATCATCCTGTGCTTGATCATTAGTTTCATGTGAGTAATATGTTTCTGGAGAGTTTAATCTATTTTTATCATTTAAGGCTTTTAATTGATCAACTATACTCATTGGATCAATGCCTTGTTGTAGTGCTGTATAGATCACTGCTGCGGCCAGGTTTTTTCCTGTGTCTGCATTGCCTGTGATTTTTTGAAAGAACGCAACTACGGCATCGTTAATCATCGGACTTGTAGTTTGCGGCAAGTCGTAAAAATTATTAAAATACGTGCGGGTATCTGCGCTATTATTTGTTTGATTAGGTAAATTTCCGTTAATTGCCATAATATATTCCTATCTGTTAATTAGGCCGCCGCCGCCAGTTGCACGTTTAATGCCCTGCATAACTGAAGAGCTAGTAGGTGCAAATACTGTACTAAATGGGTTTTGTCCTTTAAGGATACCGTTACCAATTTTACTTAAATCAAGTGCAGAGGCTTGTTTAAGTTGAATATTAGTACCTGTGAGAATATTAACTGAATTTATACCGCCTTGAATTATTGATCCCAAGTCGCCGTTTTCGATCCCTTTAATGACTCCCTTGACTGCACCGATTGCTGCGCCAGCGTTACGTAGTGGACTTGGGGTATTATCATAATGTATTTGATCAAAGCCCATTACAGTGCCTGCTTCAACTGGTCCTGATTCATATAATACTGACTCAAATGCCACAGTCATCTGATGCTCTAACGGAGTATATTCGCCTGCAGAGTGCTGACCGTGTGCAAACGATGTAATCATTGGTTTAACTAGATAGTATGCACTAAAACGCTTTTGATGTAGGCTATAAATTCTAATTGCATTTATATAAGGTTGATTTTTATCGTCTACTGTAGGGCTATATCCCCACATTTGTTGCTGACGTTGTTTATACTTGCTGTCATAGGTATATGTTGACTCATTACCTAAGTAGTCACTATCTCTATAGTAGTATGAGAAATAGTTTTGCCAAAACATACTTACAATATCAGCACTGTCATCGTGGAATGTTATGTTAACAGGATCGTAGTTAACTCGTTCTTGCTGTACCATTTTACGATTATATGCATTATAAACTTTGTTTTGTACGTTAAATTTAGGTAGGTTAACAGACTTGGCCATTAAGCCCATTTCTATTAGACTGTTTTGATCTGTTCCTGCTATATTTTGATTTAGGTCGATGAATACATGGTACAGGTTGCTAAGTTTGGGACTTAGTCTGTATAAGCCGTCAACAAATGTACGGGCGGCGTGTTGATAGTCGCGTATGTTTTGTTCTGGTGCTATGGATTGGAGCAGGTCGCCCCAAATATTATTCTGACTCATAACTTATCCTATATACATTATTTATCGAGATAAAAAAGCCCGGATTTTAACCGGGCTTGTATTAGTTTAATTTTCGTCTGGATTAACCAGTAATTACGGTACCAAATGTTCTTGTTACAGAAGCACCAATACCTGAACCTGTAGGTGTTTGTAATGCATTATCATAACGAATTGTTAGAGCAATTGTCATTGGTTCATTAGTTGCATAGTTATTATCGGCATAATCTGCTGCAGATAAGTAACAACCTTGCAGTTCCCAAGTTTCTAAGATGTTTGGAGTACTTGCACCATTACCACCATCAAGAATTTCTAGAATAGTTTGGAATTTATAATCAATGCCAGAACTTGCACTAGCCTGTTCAAAGAAATCAAACTGTTTCTGCATCTGTTCACCGACACGTTTAGTAACTTCGCCACTGGCGTCATCACGCAGGTTGCATGAGCATTCTGCCCAGGTTGGTTTACCAGCTAGATAAACCTTACTGTTGTAGATTGGGATTTCAATTGGGTCAAAAGTTACCTGCGGACGTTTAAAATCAATAACCTGTTTAGTTAACTCAGTTGACGGTTGTGTAACACCAAAATTTAAGAACGTTACGCGAAAGCGGAACTTTAATTTTGGCATTAACAAACCCTGTGAGCTGGCACTTTGGTTTGTTGATAACGGCACTGTAAAATTGCTTAATGATGATGTTGCCATCTTATTTTCCTTTTAATACTTTATAGTATTTACCATTTTTTCTATTGCAAACTGGGAGAGTTACCTCTCCCATTATATGCGTATATTAATTAATTGTTAACGCTGCGCCAGTGTTTTGTAAACGTACTGGAATATAAATGAACTCAATTGCTTTAACTGGTTGAATTGCAATATCAATCCACAACTCGTTAGAATCAATACGTAACGGAGTGTTGTTGGTTGTATCGCAAACTACCAAGAAATCATAGATACCACGTTTAGCAACTAAGTCATTAAACACTGAATCAAATGCCGCTTTAACTTGGCTACGTGTAATAGTATCATTTGGTTCAAATATAAACGGTGCAGCTAGTTTTGCTAATACTGTACGTAAGTACACCACTAAACGAGCTACGTTAATACGATCCATTGCACTTGCTGATGCTGAACGTGTTTTTTGACCGTATGCTACTAGACCAACACCAGGTAACACTGTTAACGGGTTAATGCTATTTCTATAAAGAACATCACGTAGACCGTTTGTTACACCGATACTTACATAAACGTTGTCGTTGTTACGATCAACATAACCAATACTTGATACGTTGTCAATTAAGCCACGACGTACACCAGCTGGCGCAAACCACGGGTAGCTAACTGCATCACTGCGGATTATTGTACGCAACATCATATGGCTTGGCGGAACAACTACACTGTTGCCATCTAAGTTAGTTGCTAACCCACTTGGATAGTAAACACCTAAATATTCACTGCGGCTTACTAGGCCAGTTTCGCCATTGTCTGCAGCAAGGTTAACGTTACGTGCCCAATTATCAATCGATGTACTGTCTGATGGTAAATCAATTGGACTGTCACCAATAATAAATGCTGTGTTTACACGATCGTTATTTAAAGTGATCATGTCTTGGATTAATTCTGTGTATCCTGGGCAGCAAATTAAGTTAAACTGTGTTTGATCTTCACGTAATGTTGTACTTGATGCAATTGCAGCTTTTAATGCTTCTGTAACTACTGAACGCTGTGCTTTATAACCAAAATACGGAATACCTGTAGTTGGGTCTTCCCCGCTCGATGATACCCAAGCATCTGCTTCGGTACTGCCAATTGCAGCTAATTCTGCACTAGTAAAGTAATCTGTCTTAAATGATTTTACATTATAACCACTACGACGTGTGTTGAATAACAATGTACCACGTGCATATAGTTGATAATCTGGCGCATCAGGATCTAAATGATCACTTGTTGTTAAGCCAACAATACTTGGTAGTGTATCTGTAATAACATTTACATTGCCGGTTGCTGACCAACGTGCATCTGCAAACAAAATACCGTCTGCATCAACATTGTCTGTATTGTCAATTAGCACCCATGATATACCATTGTAGCGATATAGTACTGGGAAGTTAGCTAAATCGCCAGTGTTAATCCACAAGTCGCCTGCTACTAGTTGACTAGCGCCGTCACTTTGTGTTGTCGGTTGACTGGCACTTAAAATAACACCGCTTGCATCTGTATTTGTTAGGTCATATCCGCGGGCATCGTTTGCTACGTTGCGGTAACCTTTCCAACCCGTACCATCATGCATCATAACATCTACTTCAGTAGGATCGCTGTAATACCATAATGTACCTTCACTTGGGTTACTATACGGAGCAGTGTCGCCGTAGAAGTATGTCAACGGAGTAAACGGACTTGCTAGGTATACAATACCAGCAATCAGTATTTGTACGTGACTGTCAGCAAGTAATCCTGCTGTAGCCAATGGTGTACCTGTAATTTGTGTAATTTGTATTGTACCACCAGCTAAGTGTGATAGGAAAATTTGACCGTTTGAGTTAATACCTGCTGCAATATTAGGTAACCCAGTAGCTAAAATATCTGCAACTAAACTACTTGCCGTAGTGCCACTTAATGTAACTGTAGCATTTGCTAGTGACGTAGTTGCTGGTACGCTTACATCTAAACGGAAGCTGTCTGATGCTGTGTATGTTGCTGAGCCACCTGCCACTGTACCTGTAATTGTTGTAACACCTGCTACATTTTTAATGTATGGTTTGAATGTAAGTGTTGTTGAGCTTAATGTGTCATATTTAACATAGATAGCACCTGCGGCTAGACCGGCGCCGCCAGCAACTGAATCTAAGCCTTGGATTGCTGCAGCGTCGCTTGCATATAGCGGAGCAGCTAATTGGTTAAATGCATCTACGTTAGCATCGTATTCTTTAATAGCCCAGCTTGCACCATTACCAGTTGCTGATGTTTTTAACCAGATAGAACCATCTGGACGAGTTGTTACGTCTGTTGTTCTCCAGGCTGGTGGGTTTGTGTAGCTACTAAATTGCACAGTAGGACCATTGTATGTATAAATGTTGCCGCCACCACTAACAGTGGCTAGGTTAGCATCTAATATACCTAGGTTAGCAGAACAGTCAACGTTGCTGCCTAAGAATACACTACCTTTAATAATTTCTAGTGTATCCGCTGTACTTGTAGCAGTGTCAATAGCACCACGAACATTACCTGCAGCATTACTGTAAATAATAGTACTACCATTTACAAAGACTTCTAATTGGTTTGTGCTGTTAACTCGAGCACTCACGCCGCGTAATGTTGCCGCATTAATTGCACTAGCTGCAGAGGTTACAGTTGTACCACTGACAGTAACAGTATTACCATTAATAACCAATTTACTACCGCCGGTTACTGTTGGGCTAGCTACTGAGCCTATAACAGTTGGCACCACAGATTTCCAACCATCACTACCTACTAGTACCCAGGTATTGTCATACCCTTTGTAGTAAATAGGATTGCTCGAGCTTGTACCAACTACTGCGTAATTACCAATAGAACCAAATGAGCTTAGTGGGACTCCGGCACTTAAATATTCAGTATCGGTAATTACTGTAATATTACCTGTTTGATTAAGGAAACCGTTGTCTTGAGACCATTCAAACACACCCCATGATGTGGTGCCGGTTGCTGTGTCTAACCAGTACGTACCGTCTGTTGGCGTACCTGTTGGACGAGTGTTTGTGCCTGCTAATTGCGCTAGGTCAACATTAGCACGTTGTACATAAATTGTGTTTGTTACTCCTAGTGCTGAGTAAGCAGCTAATAAGCCGTACTCGTTAAGCTGACTGTCATTAACTGGGTTACCTGCCGCGTCAAGCTCAAAATTAGGACTACCAAAAATATTAACCAGATCACGTTGACTGGTAACTGTAATAATTTTTTCTGCATTTGCAATAGTTGTTCCGGTTGCTAGCGTATTGCCAGGTGCTAGTTTATCTTGCGCAGTGGCAAGTAAAACAAACGGAACAGTACCAGCTTGTGTAGATACGTATTGGCTTTGATCAATTATGGTAACTGATACGCCAGGTGAAGTTAAGACTGCCATGTTAAGTATTCCTCTTTAAATGTTACTACTTTAAACTATTTATAATTATTTGGTTAAATCAATGGTCTAAGCCGCCCTTTGAAAGGTTCGCGCTCTGCTATTGGCTAAATACGGTATGGAATACAGAAAATTATGTGGAGTTTGTAGTAAAAAGCCTTGTGCAGTCAACTATAAGCTGTTTGGCAAGACATATTATAGGACTCGCTGTGATAGTTGTATTCGTAAAAAGAAGAATAAGCCTGCACCTGTGCCAAGTTGGCATAAAACAGGTTATAAAAAGAAACCGCACTGTGAAAAGTGCGGCTTTAAGGCAAAGTACAAAGAGCAATTATTTGTCTACTACGTTGACGGTAATCTCAATAATAATAGTGGATCTAACTTAAAAACTATATGTGCTAACTGCCAATATGAAGTAGCTAAAGATGGCCTAGGCTGGCGTCAAGGTGACCTCGTTCCCGATTTTTAATAGTTCTTCTACTTGTTCATACAAGTCTTCGATAGTAGTGTCGTTTTCGATAACCTTGTCAAATTTACTACCTACCCAACTATATTCGCTAGCATGGACGTTGGCCTTTTCTAATACATCTTTACCCAATGCCCAACCAATTCTGCGTTGTCCTGCGTTGTAATCTTTGGCTGCTTTATACCACTCGGGCTCCGGGCCGCGTTTAACTCTAAGCACTTTAGCACCAATGTTCTTAAGGGCTTTGATTTCGTTTGGGAAACGGCAGTCAGTAATAACAATATCGTCTTTGCTGTGTAAGAGTCTGTTCTCTAAACTAGCTACCCACATATCGTTATGAAATCCTCTGCGTACTACTTCTGTGCCCCAATACTGTAGGACCCAGCGTGGTGTAATGTCTTGCTTCAGACGTTTGCTCCACCATTCATCTTTGGTCTCACGCCACTCTCTAGATTGTTTAGTACGACCCTCAAGTAACTCGCGGTCCCAGCCAAAGACTACACTCACCGCATCTTTAAGGCTGTTAGCAAAACTTTCTCTTTTATAACCGTGGAAATTAACTAGATAATCGGCTATAGTATCCTTGCCGGAACCCATAAAGCCGCAGATGGCGATAATAGAACTCATTGAAAACTCCTAATTGATATACTATTTTATTACAGATAGATTACTATGTCTAGCAGTTTGGTTAAGTACTAGCCCATTATCCAAGTCAATGGTTGTCCACCATCAACAAAGTTTTTAAGATCTTCGTCTAACTTGTCTAATAGTTCTTTAGCTTCTGCTTTAAGTGCAGCACCATTTAGGCTTGTGCCGCCTTGAGGGCCAGCAATACTTTGGAATTTTTCACGTGCTTGACCTATGCTCATCATTGTTAGTGCATAAGCATAGTCTTGTATCCAGGGGAATACCTGCTGGTCGTTAAGCAACATTAGATCTGGTTTGTAGTTAAACACATGTAGCATAACTGTTTCAGTGACAGCCGTTTCTGGAGTGCTAGGAGAACTTACGTAAGTAGATGCTAGTGCCATGTCGTTTACTACTGTTGCGCCCAATGCCGCTGTGTTTAAAAATGTAAAAAATTGTTGTGTAGGATCTACAGTGGTAATAGTATATGTGCCGTTGTAACCCGACACGCCGCAACCTGTAATAGTTACAACACTACCAACACTCACACCTTGCCATGGACCTTGATTAGAAATTTGGAATGTAACAGTACTGCCCGGTGCAGTACCAGTGGCTGATAAACTTCGTAATCTTAAGGTAGCGCCGCTACCCTGAAATGGAATTTTACGAACAAGAGTAAGTTTCTTAGTAACTTTGTTCCAGTAGAAGTTCATAAAACCGCCAAACATACGCATAGCTAACTTTTGATAGTCTACAAATAGTTCATAGTTAGTCAGCCCACCAACACGGCCAGCTACTAACATATAAGTGTTTAAGTAACCACTAGAAAATGGTTCAAATTGACTAGCTGAGGTGCCTGTCACGCTGCCGATACCACGACGATAAATTTGTTTAACTTCCATAATAGTATTAGGCAAGATGTACTCTTGTGTTTCTGGATATAAATCTAAAAACGCATAACTTTCTTCTACACTATTAGAGCTCTTTTGGCGATAGCGGATAAGTGCCTGTTTAATACCCATGTCAAAGTGTTCTTTATCAGCTTCAACATCAATCATACCATAGCCCAAGCGTAGACGGATATAGTCAACGATATCGTTTTGTAGACTTTGTACTGTGGTTAACTGAGCTTGAAGGTTAGCGTCAAACGCAATTTGTCCCGAACCTGAACCTGTATATGGATTATAAAGGCTATCTGTTAGAAGACTGCCGGTGGCTGTTAGATTGCCTTGTGCTGTAACGTTTGCTGGTAATAAAGACATTTAAATTATCCTGTTGTTAAGTATTTATCGTTAACAACAGGATAATTTCACTTATTGGATTTTTAGTAGGACTGTGTCTTCGTTGATACGTCCTGTAAGTTTAACTTCTGTAGTTTTAATGTTTTCTAAAAACTTACGCAGTTCTACTTTATTGGCACTCATAAACTCTTTCAACTGTAGCTCAGGTTTACGTACAGTTTTCTGTGTACTCTTAGCTTCACTATATCCTGTAATAGTAGTACCTTTAACATTTAAGGCGCCGCCTAGTTCTTCTGCTACGTAACGACCGAGTTTACGTGTTTTAGTATTGTATACCCACAATACCTGTGCCCCAATAATATCAACAGGGCTAATGCTTACTAATTTAAGTGTGGCGTCGTTCTTTAGATATTTAAGTTTAGCTACAAGTTTTTCTTTGGCGGGCGGCTTACGTACACTTGCTTTCTTAGTTGCTTTCTTAACCTGACCGTATTGTGTAAATCCATCAAACAAGGCAGTATAGAATGCATCGTAACGTTTCCAATCTGCTGTTTTCATATAAGCATAAGCATCTTTAAGATCTTCATCTTTAGTTGTTTTGGCTTCTTGGATTTCAGCGTAATGACTCTCAAAGATAGCTACAATTTTACCCAACATAGCCTGCGGAACATTTTTACCTATTAGGTAATCGTATGCTTTAGGATCTACAGTTTTACCTTCGTATAGACTATCTTCCAACTCTAAGAAATGCAGTTCATGCTTCTCTGCTATTGCATTCATACGATCTTGTATTGTAGGCGCCTTAACTTCAATCTTAGCGGCCTTTTCTTTAGGATCAATCTCAACTGTCCGCTCATCTGCGTCATCTAATTCCAATGTCCGATGAACAACACCAATGATATATTTGATATGTCGTGCTAACAGCGGCATACCCTGTGTATGTGCTTTGATCAGTGCAGGAGCAGTTAACGGAGTGTATCCGTCTGTGCTTTTAGCAAAGCGTGTAATAGTTACAGCATCTAGTTTATGGGCAACACCCGCAGTTTGCTTTAACCAATTAACCAAATACTTCTTAAGTTCTTTGCTAGAATAAAAATAGTTATAGTAGCGTAGACTTTGGCGCATATTATGGTCAAACTCTGCTTCGTCCATCTTAAGCGCACGTTCGGTATCCCAAACCGGCTCTCCACCCATTGCTTTTTCATCTGCAAAAATAGGGTCTCTGGTTACTTTAGCTTTCTTCTTTGCACCATCAATTTTAATTGCCATTAGCCATTTCCTTTTCTAACTCACGTTTAACCATTTTGTAGGCTGTTTTTGTATAAGGGTCTATGTCATCCCATTCACTTTCAACTGCCTTAAGTGCCGCCCATAAGTTACGGACACCGCTCATTTCGCCAAACCCTTGTATTTCTGCGTATGCTTCTTCTATAGTCATTATTAACATTATATAGCCTTTTTGGTAATTTGTCAACCCGTTAGTAACACAGCAAACGTTATCATACGTTCATAGTTTGCTATCTCTTCATTGACTTTGTCAACTAATTCTTTATGTAGCCTAGTTTGCTTCTGGTATCTACGACAATTGATTTCTTCTTTACTTATATCTTTAACCATTAGCCCAATATTATGACTGATATTCCACATTTCATGACTATACTTCTTCATACTGTGTATAGGCGCTTCTATGCGTTTTTGTACATCTGGCCAATCTATACTAGTCTGTATCTTATTCTCCATTTTCGTATTATAGCATCTATTTGGTGCGTTGTCAAGAGACGATAAATACTAGATAATTAGGAATTACTAATGCCACGTTTAAGTTTGTACCGTCCTACCAAAGGTAGCGATTATCAGTTTTTTGATAAGACCATCAGTGAAATGTTCACTGTGGGCGGTGTTGATATCAATCTTCACAAGTATCTAGGCCCACAGAACACTGGTAATATCAGTGCTACAGAGGCTGGTGGTACTAGTATCACTAGTATTCAGGACATGCTGTTCTTAGAAAACCGTGACCGCAAGTATGACACTAGTGTTTATACCATGCGTACACAGTTCCGTGTCAACGACAGTGACTTTGATCTTACACAGTTTGGTCTATTCTTAACCGGCGATACTATATTTGCTACATTTCATCTAAATGACATGATTGACACGCTTGGCCGTAAGATTATGGTAGGTGATGTGTTAGAAATGCCGTTCCTTAAAGACTTTTATCCTTTAGATGATACTATTAGTGTAGCACTAAAACGTTTTTATGTAGTGCAAGATGCTACCCGAGCTGCAGAGGGATTTAGTCCGTTATGGTATCCGCATCTATGGCGTGTTAAACTAGCACCGTTAGTGGATAGCCAAGAGTACAAAGATATTCTTAATAACATTGACATGAATGGTGACGGTGTTATCGATGCAGACGACCAAGCACTTGGTAATTTGTTAAGCACCTACAACAAACTTATCAGTATCAATGATGCTGTTGTACAACGTGCAGAAGCTGATGTACCCGCAAGCGGTTACGATACTAGTACTATCTATACAGAAGCAGTTGACGCAAACGGTAATCCTGTAGATCCTAGTGCTCCGGATGCAAGTACTGCTGCACATATTGTAAACGGGCAAGTAGTAGATGCTAGTTCTACTGTAGACGATGCTAGTTACCAAACTATTACTTCACCAACTAAGGTAGAAGGTTACTTAACAGGCGATGGCTTACCACCTAACGGTGCTAGTGTAGCTGCTGGATTAAGTTTCCCATTGGGGCCAAATCTAGGTGATTTCTACTTGCGCTTAGATTATGTGCCTAATAGACTATTCCGTTATGATGGTCGTCGTTGGGTTAAGGTAGAGGATGCGGTGAGAACAAACTTAACACCAGGTATAAACAACACTACTCAACGCAGTGGTTTTATAAACAACCCTGGCAAATTTATGAGTAATGCAGCGGCATGGGACGCAATACGTGTTTCAAGTCCGTATACTCCGCCAGCAAACGCAGCCACAGTATCATTTACTCTAAGCAACGTAAATCCATACGGTACTGTATTGACTAATGTACGTTACGTGACCACTTACGGAGTACGCACTAATCTAAATGGGTTACCTATTACTAGCACTATGGCTAATACCGGCGGCAATATATCATTTACTGTATCGAGTGTACTAAAAGTAGGCGACGTATTAGAATATTCAGTCTACACTCATGTAATTAACGAACGTCAGAGCTTAAGTCAAGCCCTGCGTCCATCAGCGGATAA